CATCCAATTCCTGAACCGCAAGTGTGGCTTCATTCAACTGTTCCCTTATCCCTTGAAGGGAAGCGGTATCAACCGGGGAATCCATTGTTCTTTGCATCTGTTCCATAGCGGAAACAGACATATTCACGGAATTTATAATGTTGTTCAAAATACCCGTGAAATTATCTTGAAGTTCAATCGCTGTTCTAATGGTTGCCATTTAATCACCTACCTTTCTTTTTGGATTTGTTTTGTAGCTTCTTTTCCTTCTTCTTGTCATTTTCCATCTTCACCTTGATTGCCGCCACCACGAAGGCTTTTTCTTGTTCATCAAGTTCAAGGAAAACAGAAGGTAGAATGTGCAATTTAAGAAGGGCATAGTAAGCGAAATTCGCTTCCCAATCCCCTTCTTCTATTAGTTTTTTGCTTCATCCACCTTTTCATCAAAGGAAGTGCTGAACCCCTGAAACTGCTGCACATAGGCGGCAAGATCGTTGTATTCGCCCGGATCATCAACCATAGCGAAAAGCAAATCTTCCGGGGTTTTCACGCCGTAACTGTCCTGAAGCTCTGCATCGTAAAGGTCAGGGCTTGCAACGGAAGCAACAATCATTTTCTGAATGTACTTGCTGGACTGCAATTTCGGGCGGTACACATTGGGCTTGCCCGTAACAGGAACTTCAATCATGCAGCTTTCACGAATGGTTTCGTTCTCTTTGGAAGTGATATGTTTGAACTCCCATTCAAGGGGGTTTCCGTTTTCATCACAAAGGGATTTCGTTACCGGGTGCATTGCGTTTTCCTTCTGCACCTTGTTAGCCTTCATAAATTTAGCGAATTTAGACATTTTTACATTCTCCTTTACAGTTTATCAAAGTAATAGCAAAACCCCTTATATGAGCATATATAAGGGGTTTTGCACCGTGTTAATTGGTAAGGAATCCGGTCAGCTTTGCGAATTCTTCCGGCATGGAAAAATCCTCGAAAGTACCTTCAATTTCTTCATCCAAATATTCCCCGTCTGCATCGAACTTTGCCAAAATGCCGCCGTCCGTGTTGCAATCATAGAAAATAATGGTCTGTCTGCCAGCATCCGAACCCGGATCATCGTTCGTAATCTGCATTTCAAAGTAGGTATCAACGCCCGTGTTCTTGTAGTCAATCAACGCTGCACGAAGCACCGACTGATTGTAATGGGCTGTACCGCTGAAAGTACCTTCCATACCGCAAGATTTGTGACCTACCATGATAGCACCCAGCCGGGGAACGGTGGTTTTGGTTTTTTCAACCTGTGCTTCCATGTCAATCATCTGCATAAAGTTGTAACGGCGGCTTCCAATGGTGATAAAACATTCAGCCAGCTTTGCGGCAATGGTATCTTTGCCCTTCATAACAATGTTGTCATTCATTTATTTTCACCCCTTCCTTATGCCACGGTAACGGTCATATACAGTTTACCCATTGCGTTCACAACGGTAACTGCATCCGTTACCACAACAGACTTCTTTGTATCGCCCTGTGCAACCGAAATATCCGAATCGCTGAAATTCTCAATCGCCCGAATATCGTTCAACTGCTGGTGGTGCTTCACAATATCCGACCAAAGGGAAGTTCTGCCCGCCGCATCGTTGGGAACAACGCCCAAATACTTTGTATTGAACAGAACGGCAATATCGTTTGCAATCTGGTCAATCACACGGATTGTCTGATTGTCCTTGAAAATATCTCCCTGCGTGTCGGAAGTAGTAACCATGCTGTTAATATCTTCAAGTACACGAATATCCGAACCGACCTTGTGAAGCGTGAATTCGCCCGCCTTGATTGCCTTTTTCAATTCATTCTGCGTGTAGTCCACATTGACGGTGAACTCACCATCATAAACCTTGTTCTGATTGCTCTTGTTCACCTCGCAACCAGCGGAAACGCCCGTAACCCAATAGACAAGGCTTGCTTCACTCCAACCTTCATCAGTTACGGCGTTCTTCACATTGATAGTTCCGTAGTAATCAGCGGCTTTCTGATAAACTACAAGCTGGAATTTCACGCCCATTTCATCACGCAAACGCTTGACAAAGGAAGTGAAAAGCCCCTTTGTGGTATCATCCGTAACCACAACGCCCATAGCGTTATAGGTATAGGATTCAATCTTATCAAGGTAGGTCTGATAAGCTGTTCCGTCAATCGTGCCATTTTCGCCCCCGGTCAGCGGGGTTGCCGCCGTAACTGCCAGCGTTGCGCCGCTCTTAAACTTCACATACTTGTTTGCTGTCAGGTCAGCCGCCTTTGCAACGGTCTGTTCGTCAACCGTGGTAGTATCAAGCACGGTCTTAACATCAAACAAAGTAGCATCATCGGCGTTCTTCTGAATAACGATTTTCAGATCATTGCCACGAATCCCGGTGTAAAGGGCATCCGCATAGGTGTTTGCCGCCTTCTTGCCCCCGGAAGTCAGTTTGTACGCATAAAGGGTTTGAGTGTTCAGGAACAGATCACGCAAGCCCTTCAATTTCTCGCTGGTATAGTCATAACCAAAGATTTCCATACTGTTCTTCTGAAAATCGCCGTTGGTTACTTCAAAAACTTCCCCGTCAACGCCCCAATCCAATTCAAGGGGCATTGTTGCAACGCCCCTATCAGAAAGGGTTGCGCTTGCGGAAGCTGCCGAAATGAAATTGATATAAGCACCCGGCAATTCCTTGTTCTGTGTAACAAAAGTTCCACCGCCTAAAGCCATATTATTTCACCTGTCCTTTCATGTAATCATCAATCATCTTATCCACGGCTTCAACCGTGTACTGTTCATCAGGGGAAAGAAGGGAATTCACAATATCTTTCCTATCCTGAAAGTGTTCCGCTGCAAGCAACTGTTCCTTTGAAAATTTATCTTCAATTTTTTCAGGATTGCTTGCGGCTGTCTTTTTCGCTGCCATTCAATCACCTTATCCTTTCACGGAAACATTTTCCGAAATTTCTTCCATAGGAACGGAATCAGCAACCTTGTAAACGAACAAATCATAATTCACAAAGAAGTTCAAAATTCCGTCTACTACTTCATACCTCATTTTTGAACCCCGCACCAAATCCCCGGTAACGGTCAACCATTCAAGGCAAAATTCCATCCTTTCAGCAACCGAATTACATTCTTCTTTCACCCGCTGCTTGTCAGCCGGGAAATACTGAATACAAAACTGATTTTCCCGGAAGTACCGCTTTCCAAGAAAAAGGTTGTGCGTGGGGTTGATACACGAAATAAAAAAGCAAGGCTCTTTCAAACCCTGCTTCACATCTTCCGTATAATTTTTGTAGGTATCACCAAATTCAGCATTTAAGGAAATGCTGATAGATTGAATTATTGAATTTATCATTTCATGCACTCCCCTAAAAACTTTTTGATTTTCTGTTCCAACACTTTAGGGGCTATATCCTGAATTTCCTGTTCTGAAATCGTAAGCATGAACCGACCTTGTACCCACCCTGAATGATCCGCTGTCCGGTGTCCATACTCCACATAGGAAGCATATTCAACCGGGTTCACAATCTCAATAACAAGGGTGTTTCCAAAGTGGTTTATTTTCAGGGAATCAGCGTACTTTGCAGCACTTGATTTTCCCCCGCTTGCGGCTTCTTCATGGCTTGCGGAAGTCCAGCCCCGGCGAAGTGTACCGCCTTTCTTGCCTGAACTCTTTGGGTATTCTCCAACGGGTGTACGCTTGATAACTTTGGCAAGTAGCCGTGCGGCAAGTTCCTTTGCACATTCATCAACGAACGCTTCAACATTCGCATCTTGAATCTTGTTCAACTTCTTTTGAAGTTTTTTCAAGTCAGCCGCCGAAAACTTCCCCATCTTTCCCATTTACGCCCACCCTTTGAACAGTTCAAGCATAATTTCCTTGTGGGAAGCGTAAACGGCGGGTTCACCGCTTGCGGAATATTCGGTTTTTACCCCGTTTTGCTCCACAACGATTTTTGAACCAGCGTTTACAACAACTTCCGGCGATATGAATAACTTTGTGCCTTGTGAAACTGCTGCGGCTGTGTCGGTCTGAACAACGGCGTTCAAACTTTCAAAAGACAATTTGCAAGGCTGATTTTCAATTACGGGAACTTCTTCTTGACGGGTGATTTTGTTTTCGTCTGTTACTTCCTGATATTCAATGATCGTGCAAACACCCGTGTAATAGGTGCTTTCAATCGCTTTCCTTGCCGCTTTTTGTGCGGCTTCAAGTGACTTTACCATCTAATCTTTCTGTAACAGGAAAATTCATCACGCCCATAAGTAAGAAGGTAGTTCAAGAAGTTATCTAACCGCTGTTCGGCGGTCAAACTTCCTTCCCCGGTTGCAAATACGGTGTTGGTATCACCTGTTTGTATCTGCTTTACCGCATAATCTAAATCAAGCCCTGCAATATCATCCGGTGAAAATGCTTTCTTTGCCGTTAAGAACTCACCGATAGCCATATCAATAGCGATATTCTCTAACCCGTCAGGCACGGAAGATACATTGCAATCATTCTTGATAGTGTTTTCCACCTTCTGAATGGAAAAAGTCAAAATGACTTCATCACCATCTTTCAGGGTGTACCCAAAAGATTGCAAGCGTTCCTTTACCTTTTCAAGCATAGGAATCACCGCCCTTCAATTAGCCCTTAGAAACGATTTTTGCAATCGCAATAGCCTTGTGCGGGATTGCTTTGGTTTCGTCGTTGATAATGTTCCAGTTCTCACCGTTTTTCAGGTCAGCATTGGAAGCGGAAGCGGTAATGCTTGCGGGCTTCTCAAAAGAAATACCATCAACGCCGCAAATGAAGCGGTCACGCACATAAAGCGTATCCTGTCCACCGTTGGTTTTCGGATCACGGCTCATTTCGTAAGGAACGGAATCCCCAATATCATCAAGGATAATAGAACCTTCACCGAGAACATAGGAAGTATAAGCCGTATATGCTGCCACATCACCGGAAGCCGCTACTTCCTCAGTAGGCATATTGTCATCGACAAGAACAGTTCTACCGTTCCAAGTGCCGATAGTAAGATCACGCTGCACACCGTCCGCATCGGTATAGGTCAGATACTTCAACAGGCGAAGATTTTCAAGGTTGGTTGCAACCTCGCTGTGCATGATAACCAGCTTGAAAATGTTCTTGTTATCGCCACAAGCCTTCTGAATAGCCTTGTTCAGCGTAGAAGCACCGACAACCGCATCATCCCCGGTATTTCCGGTAATGTCGTAAACATGGGCTGCAAGGAATTCCTTTGCCGCCTTTGCCGCAACACTCGTTCCGGTGGTTTTCATGGAAAAGATACCTTCAAGGATCGCAAGCAAAATAGCCTGCTTCACTTCCAGCTTGTAATCGGAAATCTGCGCCGCTACATTGTCCATGAAATCAACGCCCGCCGTGATATTCTTGCTGAAACTCTTTTCCGTCCAACCGTCCATACGGGAAGCGGTAATAAATCCCTGCTCATAAGTGGAAGTGTTGGTGCTTGCAATGTCGGTGTTACCATCGTTATTCTGCGAAGTATCGCCGCCAATTCTGCCAAAATACGGCACACGGGCATAGAGAGAACCCGTCTGATTGGAAAGGGCGTTTCTTGCGTTCTCATTGCTACCAACTGCACCGGACTTTGCAAGTTCGGTCTTGTTCGGGTTAGGAATTCGGTTCACATACGCACCGAAAGCCTGTGGATTGAAACTTTTGGAATCAAACTTTGCCATTTTAATTCACCTTTACCTTTCATTTAGTCAATTTTTGCATCCGGGTTAGCCGCCAAATAAGCAACCATTTCCGAATATGTCATTTTGGAAGTATCAACTTCCGTTCCGGGTTTCACGCCCCCGGTTGCTCCCGGCTGGAAGCCTTTGAAGGTCTGTTGCTGCTGGTTGCTCTGTTCAACAAACAGATAAGCATCCGACTTCTGCACCGCCGCAAGCTGTTCATCAAGCCCGGTCAATTTACCGTCCTTATCCAGCTTCACGCCGGAAAGGTCTGCAACTGCACGAACCGCCTTTGTGTTCTTTGCCCCCGCTGCTGTCAGGGCGGCATCAATGGCGTTATCCAGCTTCAACTGTGCAAGTTCCGCATCGTGGGCTTTCTTCTGATCGGCGTTCTGCTGCTGCAAATCCTCAATCTGCTTTTTCAGTTCGGCATTATCGCCGCTGGACTTCTTCAAATCTTCAAGCTGCTTATCTCTATCTGCAACAGACTGTTTCAAGGTCTTGTTTTCCTCATTCACTTCATTGAAGCGAACTTTGGTAACATAGTTCCCATTCAGGGAATCCATAACCTTCTGTGCCTGTTCATCCGTTAAACCCATTGCAATCAAATCTTCTTTTTTCATGGTCTTGTACCATCCTTTCTATTCATTCCGTTGTTTTCGGTGGGTGACGAACCACCAATGAACCTTGTTCTTTACCGTCTGCAATGCAAAAAAGACGAAAACGCTATTTAACCCATAGCTGGAAGATATTTCGGATCACCGTTCCTTTCTACATAGGAAAACCAACAGTTACCACAAATTTCACCCCTTCCTGAAAAATGGCATGAAAAAAGCACCCTTGAAAATAAACTTTCAAAAGTGCTTACTTCTTACGCTTCTTTTCTTGTTCGTAATACTCACATTGGGTTTGGTTCATCATTACATCATTCGGTTTGAACTTTGGATAGGGGTACATTCTGCAACACCCCTTTTGATAATGATTTGAATATATCGTTCCATCATCCCGAAAGATACAATCTTTACATTGCCGATATTTATCAAGGGCGGCATTATCAGTTAAAATATCATCTGCATACCGTTCTTCAAGAGATTTATTTTTCATCTTCTAATTCACCACCTGTTCAATAACATCCATATCAATGTAAATTCTATCCGCAACCTTTTCAACTTTGGTAATGCGGAACTTTGTTCCTCTCTGAAAAAGCATTTCGGCTTCCTCTCCAAAGTATTTTTGTTGCGAAATACCGTCCCAATTTCTTCTATCACCGTTTCCAAACTTTGAAATAGGTTCAATGTACATCATTTTTGTTCCTTTGGGGGCATAAATATTAAATGTAATACCCGCCCCTTGAACATTCAAACCTTTGCCCTTTGCAACGCCGGTACTCATAAAAGCAAATTCAGTAGGAGTTGTACTAACTAATTTTGCTGAAAGTTCACTTTCCGAAAGATTTCTAAGTTCAGTCATAGAAATATTCAAGAAATCGTCCATTCCCGTATAACTGCATCCACGCTGAACCCACAAATCAAAATCGTATGAACTTTTATCTATAATGCTTGTAACAGCATCAATTTCCCGGTGCATTTCTCCGGGCTTAAACCCATATCCTACACCGATTTGATCTAAGTCAACATTCCCAACGCCTTTTTTTGCATTGGTCATATATTCAATGCCCCGCAAGGGTTCATTGAATTTGTGGTAACTTCCGGTGTAATCGTAAATCGAATCCTTTTCAAATTCAGAAGCTGCCCGCCAAACTTCACCAGCTTTAGAACGATATACGGCATCGGCGGCACGAACACCACCATTCTTATCAGTAAACCAATAAGCGGAATCTTTGCGGGCTTGTGAAAAGGTATCATCTACCGCATCCATTATACCACCATTTTCAACTTTTTTCAAATCAGATTGAACCTTTGAAATTTCACTTTCAATCTTCTTCATTTCTTGCTGAACATCGTAGTATGATTTTCCTTCTGCATCAAGTTCCTGCAACTGTTTGTAAAGGTCTTGATACTTCTGCATCAAATCAGGATCGGTTTCAGTAATGAACTTCCCTTCATAATACTTTTTCTTGCCCTCAATATTCAAGCTGCCCCAATCGGCGGTTGTTACATCGTCCTTCCAAATGCCCGAATAGGTTTTTATCTCGAAATCGTCAAGCTGCTGTTGAATGGCTGCTTTTTGGGCTTCCAATTCCATCTGCTGTTTTGTCAGGGCTTTTTTCTGTTCGGCAATCAGTTTTTCTTGCAACTTTGCTTCCCATTCGG